AATCCCCAGACTTAATTGAAATCTAATTTATTGAATAGTATTATGTATGGAACTTGGGCGATTATTCCAAATAATATTAATCTTGTAATTAAAGGTTTAGCGGTACTGTTTGGTTCTCGTCGCTTCCAATTTTGAGCTAATACCCAAGCAAATAATGGAAAACTTAAGCGACCAATAATACGCATTGGCTCTATTTCTAACAAAAATCCTATATGGTCAATTACCATTAAAATTGTTGCTAGCCACTTGATTTGATTTTGGTTCATGCTAGTAATTGCGTTTTAAATAAATCCAATTCCCACTCGCCTATCCTTGACAATCCGTAAATTTTCATACCTTCCTGCCATTCTCGGTGACACAGCTTTTTATTCGCTAGGTTTTCCAGTTTGGCGTAGATTGTTTTTTGGCTGAGGGTGAATACTATCACTTTATCCTTGCGATGAAGCCTGCTGCTGTTGGTGGTGGGGCTAATCCTACTCCTTATTGGGATGCTTATCTTAAAGCGATTGGTTCTATTCCTAACGATGTTTTCAAAGAATATTTTGCCCTCTTTAACGTTACTAAGACTCACTGGGCAAAAATGAAGTTAAATCCTCTAGAACTTGAGCAAGATGAGGACGAGCATGAGCATCCTGCTAACGGCGCTAGCTGACCCTAGCAACGATATTAAAGAGGATATAAAGCCCGTTGTTCAATTTGCGATGGATTGGGCGGTACAAGCTGCCCTTGCTGCTACTTCTACTCACGCGTTTGTTGTTGTCTGCAAAAGGTTTTTACAGTGAAAATCAGTCGAGAGGATTTCGATCGTTTCAATGCCTTCATTGAAAAGTGTGCATCATTGCCGGATAAATTCATTGATACTAATCTTATCATTGCGGTTTTATTCGTGCAGATCTTGTTGGTCGGGGTGTGCACGCTCTACTTAAAAACCCTGATCTATGAGCTTTACTTTGTACCTTCCTCTGTTTTGGAGCAAATAAAATGACTACTGACGTACTGGATAAGGAAATTTTTACGATCGATCGCGATCGCATTTCTGACTTGACTCTCGAATTCAACCGTCGGCATCTCAATAAATCTTTCCAAGGCGTGGCTGTTGGTGGCGCTGTTGTGGGAGTTGGCGGTGCTATTTTAGCTGCGGGCGGTGTTTATGCTGCCCCTGGCCCTGCTGGTGGTGCCGCTGGTGCTGCTGCTGCTGGGGCTAAAGCTTCGATTGCTGCTGGGGTCACAAATGCGATCGACATGATCACTGCGATCGACGGGATTGGGTTGGCGGCGTTTGGTGTGGCATTAGCTCCGATGGGTTTCATGGTTACTCTGCGTGTGCTCAACATGGTTCTTAGTCGCGTTTGATGCTGATTTGATTGTTCTTTTTGGGGTCTGATCATTATGCCATTTACCGCGATTTATGGTTTACCGGGTCGCGGTAAATCTCTATTAATGCTTCAACACGGCTTAGAGGTAGCTGAAAAATATCAGCTTAGAATAGTTACCAATTTTTGCTTAGACCCTCTTCATCTTGCTTACTATTGCAAGATTAATAATTACAAATGGCTTTGGGAAAATTTATCAAAAGGGATTGTTTACTATGTCAGCGCCAATAAGAACTTTGCACAATTTTTACAGATTAAAAATGCTGTAATCCTCCTTGATGAGATGGGTTTATATGCTCCTAGTGCTCAGAGTTGGACTTTACCGCCAGAGGCTTTTAACGCGGTTGCAAACAATCGCAAACGTTGTCAGCATATAGTTTACGCTGCACAATATCCTTCACAAGTTAACTCGTCAATTCATCAGATTTGCTCAAATATTCTCTACGCTGAAGGTCTCGCTGTTTGGGATGGCAAGCTGAAAAATGAGCGTTTAATGTTTAAGGATGTGCACTTATTTCAACCTGCTGAGTTTGAAGTTTAGTTCCGCGACCCTAAGATTCGTAAAAATCCTGTTAAGGCTTGGGTTCTGGCTCTTAAGCACTGGAAAGGTATCATAAATGCTCTTGACGCGCAGACATTTCGTGTTTATGACAGTTTTGGACTTCTTGAAGAGCAAGATTTAGATGCTTCTAAATTTGCTAATGTTTCAGAGTTTGGTTATGCTCCGTATGTTATCGACTCTTCATCGCGTGAAATTTCATCGGCTGACATGATAGATGCTGGTAGAACTTTTCAAGAAATTGAAGATATTTTAGATACTTTTTACAAAGCTGAAAAATTTAAGAAAAAAAAGATATATGAAGCTAATAATAATCACCCATTCGTAGCTTGGAAATTGCAGGGCGAAATACCTTTTCCTGGTTTTCATCCTTTGCAAAAATATATTTTTAGACTGTGGCAATTGTTGCCCGCTGCTACTTATCCTGGGTTAAAGCGTTTGGATTTAAGATGCACTCAGGAATTTATGAATTGGGATGCTATGTTACAAGTCGATCGAGATAATTTCAGGGGATTTTTTATCATTGCTGCTAGCCTGATATTTGGATTCTTAATATTTTTAATTTTGCCGTTTAAACATCCCTTGATTTTGCTATTATTAATCGACAGTGACGTACTGGCTTTAAACAAGGTTTGGCATGAAATTTATGATTATCAAGGTTCGTTGATTGGTATAAATTACGCTCCTTCGGCTGGTGTCGAGGTGTATCATAAATACTTTGTTGATTTGAATGGTAAAACTTTAGCGCAATTGCATTTTTTAAAACTTCAGGCGCTGCTGTTTTTTGCACAGTGCGATTGTGATTTTATTGGTAATCGAATTGATATTGCTGTAGATTTTCCTGTTATTTCTCCTAGACTTTCTCTTCGCGCTTGGGAGGTTTTTTCTGAGGATGGTTTATTATTTGGTTTTCGCAGCGTTCGTCGTATTATGAATCAGGGCAATCGTGATGGTACAACTGTTTATCTGGGTTCTCGCGAGTCTGATAAGTTTGTTAGAATTTATGATAAAAACATTGATGGTTTTGATTTTGATCGTCTTGAACTTGAACTTAAAAGGACTCCTGCTACGTTTGTGATGGAGCACTTAATTGATTTAGAGTTAGTTGAGGCTCCGAAATATCTTGATAACGTTGCTTGTGGCTCTATTCGATTTTCTCGATCGCATCCTGACACCGATTTTTTTGATAAATTTTACAAGCGCGGTGCTGTGACTCTGCCTCCCCCAGTGCTTCACTTAGATATTGAGCGTTCGATCGCATTTGTGCAGCGACATAGTGCGACACTTGCAATGCTTCATGAATTTATGGGTGAGGAGAAATATCAAAAATTTATGGATAATAATTTGCGGTCTGGCAAACTCCGCATGAAGTCGAGGCATCGTCGGTTGATTGAAAATGCTCGGTTCCTCGGCGTGACCGCTGCGGGGATATTTTTTATCCTGTTGCAGACTTCAGGTGTTCTAGCTTCTGGGATTACTTGTCCCGCTCAGCCTCCGTCGTCGCAGGTTTCGCTGGGGTCGCAGATGGTGCAGAAATTCCCGATCGACATTGCCATGCCCAATGCTCAAGAGCAAGCTTATTTAGATAATATTGGGGACGGCTGTTTTCAGATTAATTCTGGGTTGAACTTCGATCGGATTTGTTTGCCTGGTATGATAGTTAACGCTTTGAAGCCTTTCGTTGTCATAGGTTTGGGGATTAAATTTATATTTAGTGATTAATATGATTAATTTATTGTTACCAATTTATTTAGCAACAGCATCGCCTCCGCCTCCGCCACCAGTTTATACTTGGTGTGTTTTCCAGATGATTCAGACGAATACTAAGGAGATGATTAGCACTGCTTATGGCATGGGTAACGTGCCATCTGGGATTAATTTAGTTAGTCTTTGTGAAAGTTTTTATACTCGTGATATTCGTGCCGAAGACAAGCCCCTGGAGCTTGTGTCGAGTCGCGGTGAATCGACACAAGCCAATCCTGATAGCTATTGGGTTGCTAACACTTGGCGGCGAAAGCTTACTCCTGCCGAACTTCAGGCATATCATTGTTTATTTAACAAGGTAGAAACGTCTGGCAATTTTTTAACTACCACCACTACTGCTGCAATTAACTTGATGCCTGCTTCTCCTGATTCGATTAGAATTCCGGCGTTGATGATTTCTGCCATTGAATCGGTAAATTCGCCTATCATGAGGTACGCAGCGGTTGTATTGTACACTACTGGATTACCATTGATGAGTATTGCTGCTTTGGTTAAAGCTTGGAAGTTAACTCGCAGGTAGTATGTTACTTTTTAAAGCTGCTAAATTAGCTGGTGGGCTTAGGTTGTTGATTACGGAAGCAGCACCGTTAGTGGCTGTTTCAGTTGGGATGCTTAGCGCTCGTTCTGCTGCTTATTTGGTGGGTTTTGGTTTGGGTAGCATAGGAGGTGGTTGGTTGGCAATTGTAGCAACTTTAGTTTCTGTTACTGGTTTTTTTAATGCTGGTGCTAATAATGCTGAATGCGAGGCTTATCGTGCTCAATTGCGGGCTATAGATAATGCTAATCGTGTTGCAATAGCAAATTACCAGGCTCTTGTTGCTCCTCTACATAAGCAACAATCTGATGACGCATTACGCCATCAGTTACTTTTAAATGATTATTATTCTCGCAATCCGCCTAATTATAGTTCTTGTCCTGTTGACGATCCCGCTCAATTTGAAGCAGCGTTGGAACTTGCTAAAATTGATTGGCATAAAAGATTAGAAGCTTATTATCAGCTTAGACCTTATAGTGGTCCACCTAAACTTGTTTATCCTAGATCTCCTGGTTTCGATTGTCGTCAAGCTGTTGACGCTAAAATTTCTAAAAATGCTCCTGTTCCTTCTATTTCTGTTTCTATTCCTCCACCTCCTCAAATGCTAACTTATCCTGCTTGTTCCTCTCCTAATTGTCCACCTGGTAAAAAAGTTTGGGTACAAGTGCTTTGGGGCTCACCTACAGGTAATTTTGTTGACCCTAAAGGTTGTTTTATAGTAGCTTATTCCCAGGATGCTCCTACTATTCCTGCTAATGTTGAATATAATCCTTTCTTACCTAAAGATTTTGTTAAATCTCGTGCCACTTCTTATTATTTAGTTGATGGCGATCGGTTTCGTGGTTTGCAGGATAAAGATTGGAAAAATTTAGAATCTGTTCAGGGTTGGGATAAAGGGTATTGGAAGGCTGAACAAACTGATTCTGAATGTCGTGGTTGGAGACCTGGATGGAGTCGTAAGGTAAAATGAATTTAAAATTGATTGTATTTAAAGCTTTTAAGATTGGAATTTATTTTAATGTTTTTACTATTTTTATTGCAATTGCTTACGTTTTTATTATTGAGTATTATGCTCGTCCGTTTGCTTTTAAGCCTTCCCTGGAATTAGGAACCGCTGTATCAGGTGGGAAAATTTTTAAGACTGCTGATGCCACTGATTTTACTATTCGTCCTGCCTGGGCAAAGATTGAATCTGAATTTGATTTATTTTTGCCTGAGTTTCAACTTCGTCCTGACTGGAAAAAGCCTTCGCCGAGATTAGAGAAGTGGTGTAAGACTCGTAACTGTTGCGCTCATAGGATTGGGTTTGACGATTTGCGAATTGCTGATTTTAAGTGCTTCACTCTTGACGACTGGTATCTTACTAATCGTGATTTTTTGGGTTCTGATTTGGATAGTACCGCAGCTTCGTTTCTCAACAGTTTTTTAATTAAACTTCCCAGTGGTTCTCGCGTGATTATTTCTGAACCTTATGTGCTTTTCGCCGATCGCCGCAGTTTTGACAGTTTTACTCGTTGGGTTTTGGATTTGGCGGCTAAGTATCCTGCTTTGCATTTTCAAATTGGGATTCAGGTTCATTTGCAGCCTATTGACGCTTACTGGTCGCAGTACCGTTGGCTTATTCCTGCTCTGGGTGAATTTTCTCGTCGTCATCGTCGCATATCTTGGGGAATTTCAGAATTTTCTATTTATGACCGACATTGGAAGCCTCGTATTGCTTACGGAGGCGTTAGACCTGAGCGCTCTTTTTTGATTGAGCGTATTGAGGGATTTGTTCCCGATCGGCTGCGGTTTGCTATTGTTGCCCATCAGGCTTATTTAATTCACCGCAGGGCTGTTGAATCTGGTGCTACTTTTGTTGTCGAATGGGGTAATTTTCCTGTTACTTGGTTTGCGGCTGCGATCGATTCTGATTATCGATCGACTTTTGCTTTGTTTGATTGGGACGGTGAAGTTCAGTTGATGTATTGGGCGATCGCTCGTGGATTGACTGATGGCAATAAGTAACATTTAAACATTTAAGAGTTTAAACATCTCATATATCGGTATATGAGATTCAATGAGAACGCGGGCCGGGGGGTTAGCTATTGTGGCCTTTCCCCCCGGCCGCGCACTTCAGATTTAAGGCGCCGCAGGCAACCGGGCTTGATGATTATGTCCCTTCCTCTTCTTCAGCATGAAAATTAAAACAATTGGACTTGGTGCTACTAAAAACATTGGAAATTATAATAACCTTCGAGCTTATTTCGAGGCTGAACTAGATTCTGATGATTCTTTGGATGAATCTATTGACTCTCTTCGTAAGCTTCTTGCTTCCGAACTTGACTTAAGTGATGAATTTTCTGATTTGAGAAATGAAATCAGAAAGAAGAAACTTGAGCTTGCTGATTTAACTTCTTCTTTAGATGTGGCTCGTACTAATTTGGAAATTGCAACCAATAAATGGAATAACTTATTGGAATATTTTGCTGTTTCTCATCCTGACATTGGTTCTTTCATAACTAACGTGGCTATTGCTCCTCAAATCAATTTTGATGAAATTGATGATGATAATGATGAAATTGAATCATTACCGTTTGAACCTAGACCCTTTGAAGTTGACGAGCCTCTTCCTGGTTATGAATTTTAAAACTGCCTGATGATGTCGTTTGACTCAGCGATTGAAACTCCCCTTAAAAAGGGGGAGTAGCGGATTGAGTCCAAATCATCCGTCAGTCAGTCAATAGTGCTTTAGGGCTTTAAAAATGAAACAAGCTCTTGTGGCTTTTCTGGCTTCATAAGCT